CGACCTCGACGAAAGCGGCTTGTGTTGTCATGCGCTTATCCTATAATGACCACTGGTGCGCGGCGACTGGCCCGGATTGCCTACAGTCCACCCGCATCGACCAACCGAATCCGGCGGTTGAGTTCCTCACTTTCCCGCCACATCCGGCGCGGCATACCAAAGTTTCCCCATCCGTTGGCGATTGACATATTCCAAGTTTGACGTTGGGATAAATGTCCACCCTTCAAAGAAACCTCCCCCGGCCTGGGCCACGGCGAGCAGTGCACGCCCATCTTTTAAGGCATATGCCTTGATGATGCGGCTGCGCAACTCGTAATTTCCCGTCTGCGCATCGCGGTACAGGTTCTGCCAGATCTCCCACGGGTTTTCCAAAAGATCAGGCAACAAAGGCAAATACGCCGCTCTTTTGGGGTCTTGGGCAATGTGCGCGCCCAGCGCCCGCGCGTCAATGTTCACGGGCAGCCCGTGAACATCGTATGTCTTGGTGTCAGCCCCCACCACCTCTTTGACACGTTGCACCATGTCTTGTCCCGGCTCGGGATATGGTGCCAAGGCGACAGGCGGCTTGAACAATTGCATCTGCTTCGGCCTACCCATATCCGTAGGCGTGGCTGCGAACACCGGTTGCCATCTCGGATCGTCCAGGTTCGGTGCGTTAAATAAGCTGCGTTGCGCCTGGCGCTGCATATAGCCGTTACCTCCGGTCGTTGCCCCCGGCGCATACTCAAACCCCGGATCAATCCCCGCAGGCACCTTGACCGTGCGTGGGTTTGGCCCATTATTACCTACGGTCACTTCCCGCATCGCAATCTTGGGTGCAGTATCCGGCCCCGTCTTGCCCATCGCGCGCGCCTGGCGCTCGGTCAATGCGCGCACCTCGCACTGACACCCCCAGCCATTGGGCGGAAAGTGCGTACGCCAAAACGGATCATCCCAGCGCAGCACCATGCCATGCCACGCTTGGTGCTCGGGCCTTGGATGTTTCACGGCGTCCGAATGCACGTACATCCAGTAAGGATGCGTTTCGGTCATTTCTAGCAATTGCGCACGTCGCCCCGCAGCAAAGCTCGTGGCCAGGTTCGTCTGATAGATCACCTTGCTGCGCCAGTTACGTGATCCTTTGTAGTCCCAGCCATGGCTTGCCACGATCTGATCAAAGTTCTTGCGGAAGTGTTCAATCGATTTGCCTTGATCAACGACTTCATCGACTGCCTTCATGAAGTCAGTCACCAAGGCTTCGCGGTTAGCCCCGGCTACAACAAACCCGTGATCATGCCCGGCCGTATAAAGCTGCGTCCACGATTCGGACGGCAAAGGAACTTTGCGCCGAAAAAACTCGATCTGCTCCCGAAACGGTAGTCGCCCGTAAGCAGAGCGCAGCGCCCGATCAGCCATGGCTTGCCTTCTCGACAATGTCCACGCGCCCGGCCATCGCCGCGGCCGTCAAGGCTTGCTGCATCGCATCGGCGAACTGGTCAATGTTCATCTCGGGCGCGAGCGCCAGCAGCCCTTCGCGCAACTCCTCAAGCGATTTCGCACGATCCACCAGTGCACGGATTTTGTCGATCCAATCGTCCATCACGGGCGCGATATCATCGGCCAAGCGATCCGCTTGCGCGCTGGCAATAGCCGCCACCGGATGTACGTTGTATTGCCCGCGCATCATCCCGAATCCCCCCATACCGCCAAAGCCGGGTTGTGCTGCGACCTGCAATACCTCTTCTCCCTCTTGCGGCACAGGGATGTTCAACTTCTCGTGCGCCCACGACGCCGGTATCTTCATGCCCGCATTGACCAAAGACGGCAACGCCTGGGCGAACGTACCCAGGTCTTCGACGCGGCGCACATCAAACACAAACGCAGGCGAGCGACGAGGATCGGCTCCGGCAATGTTTAACGCCCGAAGCGGCCAGATAATGTCGCGCGTGATCGTGGCCGCGACCTGGCGCGCATCGGATACCAATAGATCATGGCGCACTTCGTTATGCACGTCGCCCAGCGCATTCGTACTGGTCTTACCGTCGGCCTGGCTGGTCAACGTCCCGCCCAAAATGACTTTGGATTGCGTGCGCTCGCACCAATCGGTCATCGAATGAAACGGATCGTGCGTGCCCTGCGCCGCATTCTGAAATTCAATCAGCATCCCCTCGGGCACTATCCCGGCCGCGTTATGCCCGATCTCGGCCACCGCACGAAGTAAAGTGGCTTTTTCCTGCTCGGTCGCGCCTGCCGGGTATTTGCCCAGGCGCAGCGGCAACCCGTAAATTTCCAGAAATTCCGCCAAGTCCCGCACGCTGTAGTTTTTGAAGAGGTACGGCCAGGCGAGCGTGCGGTGCAGCCCCGCGCGCGTCAAATACCCCGAGCGGGCCTTATGCTTGTGTACTACCCAGGCAAACGGCCACAGTTCCTGCCCCGCGGCCGTCCCGTCGCGCAACCGCAGCGCATTGCCATCGTGTAGAAGCGTCTGAAACCAGCGCTGCGGGCGATGCTCCAACGCCTTCGGCAACCACAGCTTTCCGACTTGCTCCCAGGCAATTTCCAGAGCCGCAAACCCGTGGCCCAACGCATCCATCAAATCGAGCAGCACATCTTCAAAATCCGGCAGCGCTTCGAACCATTCGCGAAGTTTCGTCGTCTCGGCTTTCTCCCGCGCATCGGCATTGGGCGGCTCCACAATCTCCCAATCCAACGTCAGGATCGCGCGCTTGCGCTTACTCATCTCCGCATAGATGTGGCCGTCCTTTTCTTCCATGTCGGTAAAAAGATCGGCTTGTGCGACCAGGTTGCCCTGCTCTGCATCCTCAAGAATGCGGTGTAGCCTCTGCGGCGTTAACCCCCGCGATGGGTGCTCGGACCACTCCCTCTTGACCCACCGAATGCGAGAGGTTTGCGGTTCAATCAGCGCATCGCGCGATAAGGGTCTGCCGTGTTGATCCAGAATCGTCATGTGTTTTCCTTCGCTACCACGCGCCCTGATAGCGCACGCCAGCGTATGCGTCTTCGTGTTCAGGGGCGCGCACTTCACGCTCGGGCGCGCGCTTAGGCACCGCCGTGTAGTCAATGGCACCAATGCCCGTCGTGGCCGCGACCCACAACATATGCAGCGCGTCCGGCCCATCATCGTGGTCTGCCATCGGCCAGTGCGTCAGCTGACTGATCAATGTCCGTTGCGATGCGTGCAGCCGGATCAAGCCATTGGCGACGTGCGGCTGGATCGACTCAATGCGTAGATCCTTGTCCGCGTGCGGGCGCACCGCGCGCGCAGGAACAGGGCACCCCAGGGCGGCGGATCGCTTCACAAGCTCGGTGCGCAAAAATTCCTGGAACTGGACGGCCTCAATGACCCACAGCAGACAACGCCACGTCTTTTGCATGTCGATAATGTCGCTGATGATCCGATCCGGTACTCGCTTGGCAATGCGCGCATCGACCACGTCGAGTACGCCCGTGACGCGCTGATAGCCGCCAACAAGAATCGCTGAAGGATCCCTGCGACTGCCCGCCTTACCTAGGCTCGGATCGCACGCCCCGTAGAAAACCCATTCGGGGATGCGGTTCACCCAAAACTGAATCACCCCAGAAAATGGAGCATTCTCGCCGGCGACCGGATCGTTTTGCAGTTCGCTATCAAACGCCGCATGGCCGTCCCTTGCGCGAATCAGCATCAGAGCATAGAGCGGGCGCACCGTCGGCCACGATACGTCCGCGCCATCGGCCATGTCATCCTTGTTGGCCGCATAAAAAATCCGCGCATCATCGGGCCCGTCATTCCTGAAAATCTCTTCCCACTGATCCCACAAGTCCATCCTGTGCGGCCAGGTGATGATTGCCTGGAACCGCCGCGCGTGCCAAAACGGATTGCGAAGTAAACGGGAAAGCACCGAATCGTAGTGCAGCACCGTACCAATGATGATCACGTCCAGCTTGGCCCCAGGGCCTGCCAGCTTCATGACGCTTTGCAGCAGCCACGCTTGCAACTTGTCGCGCTGCTCGGGGGAACGGACGTTTTCATCGTTTTCCAGATCATCGCCAATCACCAAATCAGGACGATGCGGCCCGAATCGTCGGCCCCGTATACGTTTCCCGGCACCGAAGACTTCGATCATGCGACCATTGGTCGTGATGATTTTGCCGACCTGCCACGTGCGGCCTTGGCCCACACACTGCGGAAAGTCCATGCGCAGCCGCGGATTGCTTTCCAGCTCGGCCTTGATGGCTTCCAACATCACGGCCGCTTGCTCAAACGCATCCATGATGATCACAGGGTAGTGTTTTCGTTCCGTGATCACACACCACAGCACGAAGATCTGCGAAACCAGCGTGGACTTTGCCTCCCCGCGCGGCGCGGCAATGACTTCGGATTGTGAATCCGGCGCAGCGACCACGGCGGGCAGCCGTTCATACAAGTAGTCGTGCAGCACGCTATTGGGGCGGTTGACGTAGTGCGGAAAATACGTGCGCGCAAAAAACTGGAAATCATCCATCGCTTTGGCGCGCCGCGCATCGGCCGCCTTCGGATTCACGTCAAAACCATCGACTTCGGCCTCAATCAGCGCCCGCATCTCGACGGCCAACGCTGCGATGTCGGCCATGAATTCGCGCCGATTCATCGCCTTGGAGCTAATCCCCCAGCGCTTGGCGAGCATCATCAACTCCCGTAAATACCGGTGAGCGCTTCACCAAAAGGTTCCAGGACTTCGGCAAATGCGGCGCGGTATTGCGGGAACTGCTCCCGAATAAATCCGGCCAAGTGCTGTACAACCTGCATGGCCGTCGCAAGCTCCGAGGTCTCGGGCAAAATCCGCTTCGATGCGCTCACCGTCTTGTTATACGCATCGGCAAGACTTGCCAGCATCTGGACTTTTGCCGCTGGTTCGATTTCGGCGTCGTCTGTGACCGCCTGCATCGTCGCCTGGTATTGCGTCACCAACCCCGCCAGGACTTGCCTGGCCACGGCCTCGATGCCGCCGTCGCTCATCAGTTGCGCAGCCCTGGCCTTGTCCCAATCGTCGCCCGAAGCCTGCGCCTGCGCCTTCCAGCGCGCCGCCGTGGCGTATGAAATCTTGGTCTTTAACGCCGCCACCTCCAAAGACAAGCGATCCGCCACGTAAGCGCGGCGAAGCCTCTCTCGGGTCTGTTTGGGATGCGCCATGCGCTATATCCCAAGCTTTGCCCGCGCAAAGGCAATCCCCGCAGAGACCAGGCCACCCGCCACGCCACCTGCGGCCGCGCCCACACCCAAGCCCGCACGCGCGCCCGCAATCGCGCCCGCACGAGCCCCGGCGCGGGCGGCCACGTTCGGCAGCTCATCGACCTTGTGATCAATGTGATCGAGCCTGCGATCAATACGACGCAGCAAACGCAAGCTTTCGTCGCTCTGGGATTGAACGTTGTCTGTCATAGTTAAGGTTCCTTTCCTTAGTGCGGCGCTTAGTTAAGGTTCACGCCGTTTCCTTTCCTTAGCATTCAGGCCGCCACCCGATCCTGCTTTTGATCCAGCTTGTCCGAAAGCCGGTCGATCTTCGCCTCAATGCGGGCAATAAATTCGGCCATCTCGGCGCGGCGACAGTAGTCATGGGCTTGCGTGGCCAACAGCGTCTGCAGGGTCAATAAATCCTTCTGCAAGCCCTCCACGCGCGCGCGGCTTTCGTCCAAGGCCGCATTCAAGCGCCGCAACCAAATGCCGCCCGCCGTCGAAATCAAAGTCAGCAGAAACCCCAAAATCTGCGCCGCGCCGATCTCCACCGTCATGGCGTTTTTTCCTCGTACAAGTCCAGAATCGCATTCAGTTGCGCGACCGCATCGCGGCAAATTTGCGCATTGGCGTGGTGCACCGTCAACACGTCGGCTTGCGTCACCGCGCTTCGGGCAAGCTCTG